ATCTTGAGTTTTTAAAGAAGGAATTAAAACAGGTTAGTTCTCAGTCGAAAATATCTGAAGGAAGTATTAATAAGTTACAGAAAGAGATTAAGGATTTTGGTAATGCAACAAAGAAAACTACAGACGGATTAAAGGGTCAAATTTCTGCTTTCCAAAAATTAAGGGCGCAGACAGGTTTTCAAAGTCAAGCTTATAACTCATTAAGTAAAGAGATTGCTGGTTTAAATAGGCAACTAGAAAAAAGGCTTGGATATGAAAGAGAGATAGATCGTATGAGTGGTGGTAGGGCGAGTAGAACTACTCCTCCTCCAGGTGATAGGGCGATATTGAATACTAGGCTTAAAGATGAGTGGACTACAGGTGGCACTGAACAATTTGCTCTAAGACAGGCTTCTATGCAGGCCATGCTTATTGGAAGGACTTTTGAAAATTTAAGGCAGGATCAACGAGACTTTTTAAAGGATTTTAAACCATCTCTTACAACAGGAGCTTATGACGTAAGTAGGCTTAAGGGGTCCGAAAATACTGCGTTTAAAAAGTTAATTGACGAATCTAATGCTGCGTATTGGGCAACTTCTTCGAGAGGGCCAGGTGGAAAGATTCTCATGCGTGGGGATCAACTGATCACTCCAGAGCAGTTAACCCAACAAGGAACCTTAAATGATATTCAAAGAGCAGCATTAAATATTACTAAAGATTTATCAATTACATCTCAAGATTATCTAGATATTTTAACCAAAATCAATGCTGAGACGAGAGTACAAGCTAATCAATTATCAAGTGCGGATGCTTTTTCTGAAGCACGAGGGGCTTTAGCAAGATCAGATATAAGAACGAGTACAGATCTCAAAGCTCAACAGGATGCAAGAATTAAATCTTTTTTATATCAAGACGAAAGAGCTACTTACGATTCTAAGGCCACTACTTCAAAGCTTAGAAAAGCGGGTATTGGGCCAGCAGAAAAGCAATGGAAAGAAGGTCAATTTCAATGGGTGCAAGATATCCAAGCAATGCTTGGAATAGTCAGTGAAGATTGGCAAGCACCTGGCTATAAAGCCATGCTCAGAGAAATGGATCAGTATCCTAGAGCAGGCAAAAAACGTGATCAAGTTCGTTTAGATCGTACAGATATAAGGGCTTATGAAAAAACATACGATCAGTTTCAATTGCCTATAAAACTGGATGCGCAGAAACCACATATAGATGTTTTGAAGAGGATGAGTGAAGAGAGGAAGATGATAGAAGACCCTATGGGTTTAGGTGTAGATCCTAAATATCCAAAGACTCGATTTGGATTAGGTGAGGAATTAAAAAATTTACAGAAAGATCTTCCTCATCTTAAGGATGGGACAAAACCTTGGCTTGATCTAGTTGAAAGAATTGCAGCAAAGAAGAAAGAGATTAATGAGTTAATAGAAGACGGAACTAAAGCGTTAAAAGCAAGACAAAAGGCAATTGCAAAAGAAGTTAATCCTAAATTTGATCAAAAACTTCTACCTGCTGCTGGACAGACAAGTGGGCAATACACAGTTAAACAGCTTCAATCAAGAATAGCTGCTGAATATGGCCCTGCTCAATTTACTGCGGAACAATATGGCCCTCAATTAGAAACGCAAGATCAATTAATTAAACGGTTGCAGGAAACTATCAAAGTTAGAACGAATAGTATTAAAACTGTTACAGAACATAGAAATAAGTTAGAGGATATTAGGAAGACATTAGATCCTACGAGTGCGAAGTTTAAATCTGTCGCTAAATCTATAAAGCAAGCAGATACGCAATTAGCGAAGTTAAACAAGACAAGCAAAGGCTTTGGTAAGAAAGGACTTTTAGGTTTTGGACAATCAATTTTAGGTGGTGCTTATTTTGGAGGGCCGTTTGGTGCTGTTGGTGCTGGAATTGGTCAGATGTTCGGAGGACAGCAAGGTGCAGCGACTGGTGGTCTGGTTGGAGCGCAGATTGGTCGTCCTGTCAGCCAGTTTATTGGTGGAAGTACAACTTATGCGTCTGGTATAGCAAAAAGTCAGATAGCCTTAAGAAAAGCCACCGAAGTAAAAGACGAGGATAAGAACGTAGTTCCTGGTTTATCTGATGCTTCTTTCGCAAAGGCGATGAAGACAGCCCAATTTGCTATTGAGGAATTAAATATTCCACAAGAAGTAGCTATAAAAGGAATGACTAGATTAAGTGCTGCTGTTATAGGTGCTGGTGGTAATGTTGCTAATGCTTCAGAAGCGTTTTTAAGCATTACTTCTGCTATTAAAGGTACGGCTGGAAATACGGAAGATGTAAAAGCAGCCATAACAGCCATGGTTCAAATCTTCAGTAAGGGAAAAGTTAGTGCTGAAGAGCTTTCTGGGCAGCTCGGCGAGAGATTTCCAGCAGCCGTAACCAAGTTTGCTGATGCAAATAATTTACGAGCTGATGAGTTACAAAAGAGCTTGAAAGATGGAACTGTAGGGTTAGATATGTTGAGTAAATTTGTTGCAAGTTTAGGGAAAGAATTTTTACCAGTTGCTTTAGAAATTTCTGGAAGTGCAGAAGAAGCAGGAGCAAGAATGACAGTTATGTTTAATACTCTTAGGAAGTCAGTTGGTGATGCTCTAAAACCTGCTGGTGCTGAATTTCAAACAATTTCAGCAAATATATTAAAACAAGCGTTGCCTGCTTTAATAAAATTTGCAGAACAATCTGGGAAATTTTTATTAGGGTTTGCGGAGGTATTAAAATCAACCATAAGAACTTTAAAAACTTATGGTGATGTTTTAATAGCTGTTTCGAGTGGGTTTGTAATAGGAAAAGTGATTGGAGGTATTGGAATATTAATTTCAAGCAAATTTGCGTTGTTGAGAGTAATTATTAAATTAAGAAAGGAATTGGTTAAATTAAATCTTACTTGGCTAAAGAGTCCTGCTGTCAGAATTGCTGCTATTCTAGGTGGTGTTTATTTAGGTTATACAAAAGCACAAAGAGGAGTAAAAAGTTTTATTGAAGAGGTTACTGATGGTACTAAATCTATAGAGCAAGCTGATGAGAAAATAGCTGAATTAAAGAAAGGATTAGAGGCTATTAAAGAAGCAGAAGATAAAGGTATAAGTTTTATGGATACAAAAGGCTTAAAAGAAATTAATGAACAGTTAGGAGTAACGAAAATCAATATGACAGGTATTAATACTTTAGACAAAGTTTCAGGTAGAGAGTTTAAGTTTGCAGGTTTAAGAGCAGATGAGTTAAGGGTCTTTATTGATATGCTTGGGGAAGCTAAGAAGGTTGCTGGAGATACAGCAGTTGATATTGAAGCATTGTGGAAGGAATTAACTGGAGGAAAAGTTGAATTTCCTGCTTGGTTAAAAGATGGTGGAAAAGATGAAGGGCCATTAGCAAAATTCAGAGATCAACTTAAGGACACTACTGGCATGATGGAGAATCTAATGGTTGGAACTTTCAAGAAAATGGAAGATGCCTTAACTGATTTTGTAATGACAGGTAAGTTAAAATTTAAAGATTTTGCTCGTTCTGTTATTGCAGATATAACAAGGATTGCTATTAGACAGGCCATTATTGCTCCTATTGTTGGAGCTTTATTCCCTGGGGCGGATAAGGCGACAAAATCTTTCAAAAATGTTGTAAGTGGCAGTGCAAAAGGAAATGTTTTTGCTAAGAATAAAATTGTTCCTTATGCCAAAGGAGGCATAGTTGACAAGCCTACACTTTTCCCATTTTCACGGGGAATTGGCTTGATGTCTGAGATCGGGCCAGAAGCCATAATGCCTCTAAAGCGTGGTAAAGGAGGAAGGCTTGGCGTTGAAGTGGCTGGTGGTAGTGGCGGTACAGTTGTTAATATCTCAGTTGATGCAAAAGGAACCAGTGTCGAAGGGCAAGATACTCAAGCTAAGATGTTAGGTAAGATGCTTTCAACAGCAGTTCAAGCTGAGATAGCAAGACAAAAACGACCTGGAGGAATACTTAGTTAAATCTAATCATGGCAACTTTCCCTAGCATCTTACCAAGTTTTACGATCAGCAAATCGAGTGAACCTAAAACTCGTGTTAGCAGCATGGGTGATGGATATGAACTCAGAGTTGTGGTAGGACTAAATCAAAATCCAAAGAAATGGGATTTACAGTTTAATTATTTGACTACTACTAATGCAGATACAATTGAAGCGTTTTTAGATGCAAGAGCCAAAGATGGAGCAAGTTTTACTTGGACTCCTCCTGATACAACGACTTCTTATAAATGGGTATGTGATAGTTGGCAAAAAGAGATACCATATCCAAATAGAGTTAATATAACTGCATCATTTAGGCAGGTTTTTGAAACATGAGTACGATTGTCACTAGGGCTGGAAAAGGCTCACCATTAACTCATACAGAAGTTGATGCTAATTTCAACAATTTAAACACTGATAAAGCTGGTTATATAACTGGTGAAGGTGGAGCTGTAACGCAAGCTACTTCAAAATCGACTGGGGTTACTTTAAGTAAAAAGTGTGGAACGGTTACAATGAATAATGCTGCATTAGCGGCTGATACTCTTGTTTCTTTTACCCTTACAAATACAACGATTGCGGCAACTGATGTTATTGTTTTAAACCATGCCTCTGCTGGTACAGCAGGTAAGTATGTTCTAAATGCTCAAGCAGCAGCAGGTTCGGCTTTGATTACTGTTACCAATATTTCAGCAGGAGCATTAAGTGAAGCAATTGTGATTCGTTTTGCGGTTGTTAAAGCTGTAGCTGCATAGATTAATGCTGTATTGCGTTGTTGATTATTGGGTTGCCGATTACGCAGAAGGTGATGGCAGTTTTAATCTACAAAAGACCCTACAGGATGCTGATAGTAAAACAGTTGTTGAGTTGTTCGATTTTGAATTGAATAATGCTCAACATGGAGCAACTACTGTTTATAGATTTACAAATACAAAAAATGAATTAGGCAATAATATTGTTTGGCAAGGTAATACTTATACAGCAATACCATTAAAGGCAGATGGGTATGAGGCTACGGGTAAAGGTTCTTTACCTAGACCTAATATCTCAGTAGCAAACCTTAATGGTACGTTTACGACAATATTGGCACTGTTAAATGTTGATGATGATGGTAATGCTTTACCTCGAAATACTAGAACTTTAGAAGGTTGCAAAGTAACAAGAACTCGCACACTTTCTAAGTATTTAGATGCTGTGAATTTTACTGGTGGAACTAATAGTGATGCTGATCCAACCAGTTATTTTAGGCCAAGAGATATTTATTTTATAGATAGAAAATCAATGGAAAATAGAGATGTTATTTCATACGAAATGTGTAGTGCGTTTGATTTGGTTGGAGTAAGATTGCCAAAACGACAGATATTACCTGATGACTTCCCTGGTATCGGTACGTTCAGTTATTAATTGGAAATATACAGCTTTACAAGCAGCTAAAGAAGCTGATCCAAGGGAGTCTTGTGGTCTTTTGTTGTTAGTTAAGGGGAAGAAAAAATATTGGCCTTGTGAAAATGTTGCAAAATATCCTGAACAGATGTTTCAGATTTCTCCAATTGATTATGCAAGAGCAGAAGAACTTGGAGAGATACTGGCTATTATTCACAGTCACCCAATATCAGCACCTGATCCATCTGAGGCAGATAAAGTTGCTGCTAGTAAAGGCAAAATTCCTTGGTATATCGTTAATCCTAGAATGGAGAAATGGAGTACATACAATCCTTCTGGAGCCTACACCTCACCCTTGTTATCGAGACAATGGGTTTGGGCTGTGCAGGATTGTTGGACTCTCGTACGAGATTGGTACAAACAGGAAGGATTAGAGTTAAGAGATTGGGATAGACCAGACGATCCAGAACAATTTATAAAAGCACCGATGTTTGATGGAGCTTATGAAGCTACAGGGTTTCGGTTGTTAAAAGATGAGAAATTAATGAAAGGTGATTTGTTATTAATGTCGATTGGATCACCAGGGCTAAATCATTGTGCGGTGTATTTAGGGGATGGAAATGTATTGCATCATCTTCAAAATCGATTGAGTTGTAGAGATTGTTATGGGGATTGGTTACAATCAAGTACAGGTAAGAAATTAAGGCATGAGAACAGTAAAG